ATTTACTGGAATCATTCGCTTGTTGAAGGCGGCTTTGAAACTGAAGATGATGCTCGCGAATACTTAGATGAAATGGAGGCTTAAAATGTCCCCATCGCAATACGCAAAGAGCATAGGATGGAGATCGCTAAAAGACTGCGAGCGCTTTTTAGGCTTAGGGGTAAACTCAATGGGCAGGACAGCAAAGTCTAACCCTGTAAAGTTTCGGTCAATGGTTCGCGGGGCTTGGCTTGAGTATTCGGATGCAATTGTAAAGAACTGCAAAGACGATACACAATAAGCAAACAATAGATTAAAACAGGTTTGTAATGTCAAACATATCAGCGATACCAGTTTACAATCTGCAATCCGTTTCTGATTCTCTTAGGCAGCTTGCAAACAGAATTGACGATGGGCAGGTTGACGCTGCTAGGTGTGTCGTTGCGCTAGAGTCAAAGGATGGCGAAGTAAGTTTTAATGCGTTTGGACAAGATTTTACTTTGGCGCATGCAGCGGGATTATGCTTTGCAGTAATGAAACAGATTGTATAGGTCTTGGTGGGGTTCTCACCCCAAGCTATCTGGCGGCGGAAGTTTAAAGCCAGAGTGAGCGCAGCACTATCTGCGCATATATGTCACGGCATGGTGGCTTCAGAGGTTAAGATCGCAACTTGATTATTTGAATGGGGTTCAATTCCTCACGTGACTCCTAATTCGCCGAAAGGCACAAAGACTATTGTTGTGGGTAGAGTTAGATAACGAACCCTCAAATCGCAATATGTAGCTTAAACTGCAAAGTACCATTGATCTGGAGGATGCAGGCGCAAACCCTGCCATATTGCTGACAGTCGGGAAAGACCGGCCTCGAATTCGCCGAAAGGCACAAAGGCCTATGGTTGATTGGCCAATAAAACCGTGTGTAAGCCAGCAATGGTCACGGCCTCGAAAGAGTGAGCAATCTGACTGCTGGAAAGACAGCACCTAATTAAAAACAAACCAAGAGGTGTGCAATGATCGAAGAATTACAGATTTTAAAACAAATAGCGGGCGATTTAACTGGTCTTGGCATATGGTTTGTAGTGCTATTCTTTAGCTACAAGCTGTCATGGGTTGCGGTGTTTTCAGGTGCGGTAGTAGCGATCTATAAGCTGTGTATTAAGGTTTTTTGCTGCGATGTATCTAAAGATGAATTCGAAGCAATGAAGGCCGAGCATAAGCGCGAAATATCAAACAAGGTTGATGAGCTGATAGCAATGAAAAAGGTCGTGGCAGATTCGCAAGCAGAAACTGACCGTGTACTGCATATGTACTCAATTTTGAAGGAGCAGAATAAATGATTGGCGGGTACGCTCCATTTTCGGCGGCATTGCTAGCTCAGGCGGGAATAAAAAGAGGAGGGATTTCTGATGCTCAACAACATCAAAACGCTATGGCTCAAGCAAATTATTATGGCCAAGCTCAATCTCTTGGGCAATTACAGCAGGCAGGATTAGCGAACTTTAAAGTAAAATCACGATCAGATAAAATCATGGATATGGAAATAGACCTAAGCCGCTATTTGCACAGAAACGATACAATCACACTCTAAGATTTATAGCGTATACTTTAAGCGCACAACAAGGTTGCACACTCTCTTGACCCGCTTAACGTGGGTCTTTTTTTGTGCTACAATCGAGAAAACACAGAGGATCACAAAATGACCACATTGACGCTATTTGATAATATCTCAGCAGCAGCAACAAGCTTCCCATTTAGAGCTAAAGCAGGCGATTCGCTTCGCGCTACTGGATTGGCAGGCGCAGAGGTTATCAATGTGCTTGTACAGGTTGGCACACAATTCAGAGCGGCTACGGATTCAACTGGCGCAGCGGTAACACTAACAGCAACCAAGCCGGATATGACATTCAACGCAGATGCACACTACCAATGCACTAAAGCTTCAACTGCTGGCGGTGTGAAGGTGCAAAAGTCATGAGTGACAGTATGGATGATTTCGGTAGGGCTATTGCAAAAAATGCCGAAGAAGGATTATCAGAGCATATGAAGGCAGAGCTTGAGCGGAAATATAATCAGCCCTGCACTTTAACCGGAAAGGCATTGCATGATGAATTCATAAAGGCATTTGAAGGCTCTAAGCTGGCCACTACTGCTAGTCTTAGCGTGGCAATAAAAAGCGATTTTGATAGCGCCAGAGCTGATACTGCAAGGGAGCTGAATAACTCAATGGTGCGAGCAGCAAAAGAGCTTGCCGACCATGCAGATCAAAGAGCAATAGAAGAAATCAAACAACTTATGTTATAGTGTAACAACTCAATCCGAGGCTGATACAGGTAACTGGAAATGAAAAGGCATGCATTATTAATTCTTATTATTCAAAAAGATAAGGACAAAGTGTATGGCCAGTAGAGAAGGATCGCCAAATAAGAACAAGGTGTTCTTGATGAGACGCTTGCAAGACATGTACGGTGAAGAGTTTCATCCTATAATGAATATGGCAAAGAACGCCCATGACTTTCAAAAACTTGTAGACGGAAAGAAAATTGAACCTGAGTTAATGGGTTCGGCATTGGTTGAGGCCAACAAGCTATGGGAAGGAATAGCGCAATACGTTGAGCCTAAGCTTAAATCTGTCGAGGTCAAAGGTGATCCAGATAGCCCATTACACGTTAAAGCATCGAGCTTAACTGATGACCAACTCGCAGCAATCATTGCAAGCACAAGCAGCTAGCGAGCTGATGGCAAGAAGATCAGCAAGGGTTTCTCTTGTTGACTTTGCCTCATACACAAACCCAGCGTATACGCCAGCACCACATCACGCACTGATAGCTGAGAAGCTTGACGCTGTTGCAAGAGGCGATATAAAGCGTTTAATGATATGTATGCCACCAAGACACGGAAAGAGCGAGCTAGCATCAAGGCGCTTCCCTGCTTGGTATCTCGGCAATAACCCAAACAAACAAATTATTGCAGCAAGCTATAACAGCGATCTATCAAATGACTTTGGGCGAGAGGTTAGAAACATCGTAAACAGTCCAGAGTTTCGGGCATTGTTTAATGTCTCACTAGCTCAAGACTCACAAGCCGCGAATAGATGGCACACTGACAAAGGTGGAATGTATGTGGCCGCTGGTGTCGGCACTGCTATCACTGGTCGTGGTGCCGATATACTGCTGATAGATGACCCATTCAAAGACCGCCAAGAGGCTGACAGCGAGACCCGCAGGGAGACGGTGTGGAATTGGTATACTTCTACCGCCTACACTCGATTGATGCCAAATGGCGCGATTGTGGTTATCAATACTCGATGGCATGATGACGACTTAAGCGGTCGATTATTAGAGCAAGCCGAGCATGATGGCGATCAATGGGAGGTGTTAAGCCTTCCGGCTATTAGTGAAGACAATGAGGCGCTATGGCCTGACTGGTATCCAGTTGAAAGACTGAACGAGATTAAGTCAGTATTGCCTGCGCGCGATTGGAATAGCTTGTACCAGCAAAACCCTGTACCAGATGAGGGTGACTTTTTCAAGTCGTCATGGTTTGGTGAATATGAAGAGATTCCCGAAGGTCTAGTGTTCTATGGTGCTAGTGACTACGCGGTAACTGATCAGGGTGGCGACTTCACAGAACATGGCGTCTATGGCGTTGACCAAAACAAGAATATCTATTTTGTTGATTGGTGGCGAGGCCGCACAACGTCAGACATATGGATTGATTCGATGTGTGACTTGATTCTCAAGTACGAGCCTTCAATCTGGTTTGGTGAATCTGGCGTGATCAAGAAGGCTATTGAGCCTTTTATGGTTCAACGCATGACAGAAAGAAACGCATACTGCCGCATTGAGTGGATGCCGAGCGTTGTTGATAAGCCTACAAGGGCAAGACCTATTCAGGGCATGGCAAGCATGGGAAAGGTATTTTTTCCAAAAAATGCGCGCTGGAAAGGTGATGTTATAACACAGCTTTTAAGGTTCCCAGCAGGAAAGCATGACGATGCAGTGGACGTGTGTTCGCTAGCTGGGCGCGGTATAGAATATTTCAGGCCTAAAGTTAAGCCTAAGCCGATGAATGTTGAGGGGTGGTCATGATTTACGAAAAGAACGAAGATTTAGACGGTGAAGACGATATTACCGAAGTCCTTAATATGCTATCCGCTGCGCAAGAGGCCGACAAAGATCAGCGCGAACTAGCGAG